ACCATGGAAACCAAGATCGATCGCCGGACGAAGGATGAGGAAAAACCGCGCTCGAAGGGGCGGATTCAGGTCATTGTGGAGCGCGTGGCGGAGGTGCGCTGCGTGGATGCGCGGGCGCTGTTCCTGACGCGGCGTGAAAGCGAACGTGTGGCCGGGGCGCGCTCGGTGGCCATGGCGGCGTGTTGTGCGGTGGGGATTCCCATCTGCCACATTGCGCGGGCGTTCGGGCGGCAATGGGCCACGGTGCATTCTGCGGAGATGCAGGCAAGTCGCCGATACAGAAACAGCGCGAGTTTCCGGGCGGAATGGGACAAGATCACGGAGGGACAGAATGAGCGTGAAGGATGAGCTATCGCCGCGGGAGGCGGCATTCGTGGAGGCTTTGCTATCCGGCAAGGATGGGAAGCCGATGCCTGCGGGGCGCGCCTATGAAGAGGCCGGATACCGTGCGCGGGGGGCGTCTGCGGATTCTCTGGCGTCGAAACTGTTGAGAAAGGACAAGGTTTCCGCAAAAATCAAAGCCCGGCGGCGCGAGATGGCGGAGGCGTGTCAAATCGAGAAATGGCAACTCGTGGATTTCCTGAGTCGGGCGCTTCTCACGCCGGTGGGTGAGGTGGATGAAACCTCGGATCTGGCGCAAGAGGTGACGACGGATGAAGTGGGGGAAGCGGTGCTGCGGAAGAAAATCAAGAGCGTGGGCAAGATCGAGGCCGGGAAGCTGCTGGCTACGCTTTTGAACTGGACGGAGCCTGAGAAACACGAGGTGAAATTTGAAGTCGTGATTGGGGGCAATGCGGACGCTTAGGATACGGATTGCGGCGCGGGATGCCTTCCGGGCGTTTCTGGAATGCTCGCTGCGCTGGATGGTGCTGGTGGCGCATCGGCGCGCCGGGAAGACGGTGGCGGTGGTTCAGAAGCTCATCAAGTGCGCGCTGACTCACAAGCGGACGGGGCCGCCGCTGCGGTATGCCTATATTGCCCCGACTCGAGATCAGGCGAAAGACATCGCCTGGGGATATTTGCAGGACTACACTGCAGCGATTCCCGGCTGTGTGGCGAATCAGGCGGAGTTGAAAATCACGTTTCCGAACAAAGCGACGATCCGGCTTTACTCCGGGGAGAATTACGAGCGGATGCGTGGGCTGTATTTTGACGGGGTGGTATCGGATGAGGATGCCGACATTCCACCGGCGGCGTTTGATTTCGTCATCCTGCCGTGTCTGCTGGATTACGACGGATGGCATTGCCGGATCGGCACGCCGAAAGGGCGCAATGCGTTCTGGCGGGCGTATTCGGAAGCGGTGGCGGATGCGGATTCCTTCGCGCTGATGCTCAAAGCGAGTGACAGCGGCATTCTTTCGGAATCGGCTCTCGGGGCGATGCGCAAGAAACTGACGCCGGAAGCCTACGCGCAAGAGATGGAATGCGATTTCTCGATTGGCAGGCCGGGTGCGATCTACGCGAAGTATCTGGAAGCGGCGCTGACGGAAAAGCGGATTGAGGATTTCCCATGGAGCCGGGAACACCTGGTTTACACGACATGGGACTTGGGAAGTCCGGAGAACACTCGGACGGTTTACTGGCAATTCGTGGGACGTGAAATCCATGTGATCGACCATGACACCGGGCTGGATCTGACGCCCACGGCGCGGGTGGCGCACATGCTGGGCAAGGGCTATCCCTACGGCGGGCATTTCTTTCCGCATGATGCGGCGGCCAAGGAACGGAGCGGGAAGAATTTCGAAACGACGATGGCGGAGGCCGGGCTGAAAGGAATCAAGATCGTGCCTCGGTGCGTGGACATCTGGCCGGGCATCAATAAGATTCAGGAAATGCTGCCGCGCATGGTGTTCCACAAGACGCGGACTAAGCACCTGCGGGACTCGATGGAGGCTTACCACCGGAAGGAAGACAAGGCATCCGGTTTCATCCGGAGCGAGCCGGAACACGATTGGAGCTCGCACGACTGCGACGCGGTGCGGTATCTGGCGGAAGCGATGGACGAAGGGCTGATCCGGGTGGGGGCGGCGCCGAAGCGCGTGAAGGTCATTTCCCCCATCGAGGGATTTGGCACGCCGGCGCGTGAGGGGGTGATTTCTCCGATAGACGATGACTGGTGATCGTTATCGGCAGGCCAAGGGTAAATTGAGCGGGCGGGGTGGCAGGCGTAAAAGCGGCGCATGGGATTTTCCTCGCCTAAAGCCGTGAAACAAGATCCGGCCCCACCACCGGTCACGACGAACAGCGCCGATGCGGCGGCTGCAAGCGCCGATGAGCGCCGGAAACAACGCCGCCGGGATGGCTACGCGGCCACGCTGCTGACCAGTCCGGAATTCATGGGACGGGGCCAAGGAAAGAAAACCCTGCTGGGAGGCTGACCCATGGAAGACGCCAAATCCATTCTGGCCCGGTGGGGGACAATGCTGTCTGACCGCACGAATTGGGATTCCGTCTGGCAGGATGTCTCTGACTACGCGGTGCCGCGGAAGGGACAAATCACCAAAAAGGAAACCGGGCCGGGCACGAATGCGGCAAACCGACTGTATGACACGACGGCCATCGATGCGGTTTCCACGCTGGCGTCCGGTCACTCGACGGCCATCACGCCGGCGGGCACGCAGTGGTTCGCGTGGGAGGCTCCGGAGGATCTGAAAAGCGACGATGCGGATTCCTGGTATAACCGTGCCGGGGAGAAAGCGCGCAAGATCCTGACGGGCGGGAATTTCCATACGATGCTGAATGAGGCGTTCGAGGATCGCGCCGGGTTTGGCATCTGCTGCATGGCAGCGTTTGAGAATGACGCGGCGGGCATCACGTTTCAAAGCCATCCGGTGGGCTCGTTCTGCGTGGATGAGGACGCGGACGGCAATGTGAACACGGTTTTCCTCAAGCGCGCGTATTCGATTTCCCAACTGGTGGAAAAGTTCGGGGAAAAGGTGATCGCCGGAAACGAAAAGCTGGCGGCAAGCTGGGCGAAATTTCAGGAAAAGGGCATCAACGCGGAGCATGAAATCGTGCATGCCGTATTCCCCAGGCTGAAACGGAATCCGAAAAAGCGGGATGTGTTCAACCTTCCCATCGCCTCTGTGTGGGTGGCGGTGGATGGTCCTTCGGTGCTGATGCGCTCCGGGTTTGAGGAAATGCCTTACATGGTTTCCCGGTATCTCAAGCGCACGGGTTCCAAGCAACAATACGGATACGCGCCGTTTGAACAGGTCAAGGCGGCCATCATCAACGCCAACAAGACGAAGCAAATCCTTCAGGTGGTGCGCCAGAAAATGGCGGTGCCGCCGATCCTGACGCCGGATGACATGATTGGAAATGCCGACCTGCGCCCGGGCGGGAAAACCGTGTTCAACTCACGGTCCAAGCACCTGCCGCAAGAGTGGCTGACGAATGCCAATCCGCAAGGGCTGGTGGATGAAATCAACGATGACCGCGAGGCCATCCGCAAGGCGTATCATGTGGATCTGTTCCGGATGTTCGCGGATCGGGACAAGCAAATGACGGCGCGCGAGGTTTCCGAACTGGCGGCCGAAAAGCTGATGCCGTTCTCTCCATCGTTCACGCGCTTCACGGCGGATTTCCAAGTGATGATGGATCGGATTTTCAACGTGCTGCTGCGCGCCGGGAAATTCGGGCCTCCCTCGGAGTTTCCGGATAGCGTGAAGCGCCGGCTGCCGAACAACATGGCGGAGGTGCCACCGCCGAAAGTGATCTATCAAAGCCGGATCGCGCTGGCGCTGCGCCAATTCGAGACGGCGGCCAGTGATCGTCTGATTGAACGTGCGGTGGGTCTGGCGGCGGCCGGGGACACGAGCGGAATGGACAATATCAACACGGACGCCTATCTGCGGCAAAGCGCCCGGAATGACGGGGTGACGGAAGACATCCTGCGGCCGGAAAAAGACGTGAAGGCACTCCGGGAGGCCAAGGCACAAGCCGCGGCGCAACAAGCCCAACTCGATCAGGCGGAGCAAGTGGCCAAGGCGGCGGGCTCCGTGGGTGTGCAAGCTCCCAAAGTGGCATGATTGACGAACTGGAAGACCCTCTGGCCATGTTCGAGGCGGCGCAAGCCGCGGACGCCAAGGTGGCAAGGCGGTATGCGCGGGTAACGCGCGAACTGTTCACCACGAAAAAGGGGCGCGAATGGCTGGCGCTGGCCATGGCCAAACACAATTTCATGGGGTCCGTCTTTTCCGCGGAAGACGGCATGAATCCGGGAACCGCTGCCGCCCGCGATGGCGTGCGCTCGGTATTCTCGGAAATCCTGAACACATGCGCCGCGGGCAAACCAAAACCAGAAAGCAAAGATGAATAACCAGTTCCATGTCTATCAAACCCGCCACGTTTTCCGCGATGATGATCATATCGGGAAATGGGACGTTCCCGCCCAAACCGTGCGCTTGCGCCCGGACTTTTCCGCCTGTGCCGATGAGGTGAAAGCATGGTTCATGCGGACGCATGGCATTCCCATGAAAGTGCTGGTGGGTGAGGAAGAATTTTTCCAAGCGGCGCCATTGCAGGAATTCCCTGCGGAGGTGCAATCGCTGATGTCTCCTTTCCTTGGGGATCTCACGCCGGAGGTTGTTTCCTGGGCGCGGTTGAATTTCTCACCGGAAGAATTCGAGCGCCGATACAACGGCCGGGCGGAGTTTGACGGGCCGGTGATCACGGCGGAAGAAACTCCGGAATGGGTTCCGACCGATGACGCGGAATCCGATGAGCATCCGGAGCTTGGCGATGAGGCGGACGAAGTGGTTTCCGATCCGGAGCCGAAAAAACGCGGACGCAAACCCAATGTGCAAGACTGAATTTCGAAACGTAGGGAACGCAAACGGCGCGCGGCTGGGCTCATATCCCGGTGACAGGCGGTTCAATTCCGCCCCCTGCAACCCATCACCAACCAATTAGCAAAATCATGATACTCAACCGATTCAATCGATTCCTTTTCAATGAAGCATCCGGATCCGCAGGCGATGCGGGAGGCGGAGGGACTGGCGCTGGCGCTGCTGGCGATGGTGCCGGAGATGCCGGTTCCGGATCCGCAGGCGATGCGGGAGGCGGAGGGGCTGGCGCTGGGGCTGCTGGCGACGGTGCCGCAGGTGGCGCGGCTTCTGGCGATACTCCGGAATGGTTTCCGAAAAAGTATGTGAAGGACGGCAAGCCCGATCACGAGGCGCTGGCCAGGGGATACAAGGAATTGGAAACGAAGCTGGGAAAGGGATTGCCGGCGGATGTTCCGGCGACTCCGGAAGGGTATCAATTGAAACCCGAAAAGCTTCCGGATGGGATCACCTGGAGCGATGAGAACGCCGGGAAGTTTGCGGCGGTGTTTCACGCGAACGGGATTTCACCGACTGCGGCCAAGGGCATAGTGGATACGTTCATGGAGCTCGAAGCGCAAAACCTCGCGCAAGCCACCAAGGCTTACGATGACCAGTTGAAAGCCGACAAGGTGAAGCTGGAAGAAGAATGGGGCGGCGCTGACGGCTACCAGAAACAGGCCGGTGCCATTTCGGAGATGGTGGTGGGCGCGCTCGGGGAAGATCCGGGGGACGCCGTGCTGTTCTCCAATCCGCGCATCATGCGTTTCCTTGGCAAAGTGGTGGATCAACTCGGGGAAGATGCACAAGCCGCGCTCAAGGGCGGTGCCGCTCCTGGTGCATCGTTCACCGATGGCGCATCGTTGGCGAAAAAGATCATGACGGATGCCAGCCATCCGGAACACGCCGCCTACATGGCGGGCGATACGAACATCATCCGCAAGGTGCAACGCCTGCTGGATGGTGAAAACTGACTTCCTCGCATGGGAAGAGCGCCGGTGTTAGGAGGTTCGCTAGTTTCCTCCGGCACCGGCGTTTTAGTATCGGCAGGAAGCGGCGATGTTGAGCGGGGCGCGGCGCGGAGTTAGAAGCGATGCCGATCACCGACCCATGAACGGCGGACACTCCGGAAACGGACCCGCGGCGGGAATGGATACTCGGAAACCACAAGCGGGGCCGCAGGGCTCCATTTCTGAATTCCAACCATTCCCAAAATTATGAGTGTTGCACTTTCCATCCCGCAATCCGCGCGGACCATGTTCCAAGAGGGTTTTGAGCGCGTTGCTCAACAACTCCAATCCCGCTTCCGCGACTATGCGGACGTGAAAACGGGCGTGCTCGGCAAGAGCCACGCATTCAAGAAGATCCAGAAACGCGAGATGACCGATGTCACCGGGCGTTTGCAGGATACCAATCCGGAGGAGCAAACCTTCGAGTATCGGTATATCATGCCTCGCAAGGCGCAACTTGCCACGATCCTTGATGAAGATGACGCCTCGGAACTCGGTCTTGCCGTGGCTCCTACGGGCGAAATCGCCATGGAGCATGAAAGCGCCGCTGCCCGCAAGGTGGATGATTACTTCATTGCCGGAATTCTCGGTTCCAACCTCGAAGGTGCGGAAGACAACATTCAAACCGTGGCGCTACCCGCCGGCCAAGTCATCGCTGTGAACTATCGCCGCGATGGTGGCAGTGCCAACACCGGTCTGACTCTCGCCAAGCTCGTGCGTGGCAAGGGCCGCTTCGGCAAGCTGGAAGTCTATGGCCAAGGCGTGGACAAGAAAGGTGCCAAGGTGTGCATGGCCGTCTCGCAAGACGAACTGGACAACCTCCTGTATGACGTGGTGCAAACCGGATCCGCCGACTACAACAAGGTGAAAGCCTTGGTGGACGGTGAAGTGGACTACTTCATGGGCATTCACTTCCTGCGCACGGAGCGCCTTCCCTATACCTCTCCGGGTGGTGGCAAGATCATTCGTTCGTGCCCGATGTGGATCAACACCGGCGTTCGTCTGGCCTTCTGGAATGAAGTGCGGACCAACATCGACATCCTGCCTGGCAAGAGCCAGGCCATTCAAACCTTCTCCCGCTTGCGTGCGAACGCTTGCCGGAAGGATGAAATCAACGTGGTCAACGTGCTGTGCGAACAGGATGCCTGATCTGAACTCCAATTGATAGAAAGCAACTGACATCATGAGCACTTCCGTTCTCTCCATCATCGCCACGGCACAAACCCTTGCACTGAGCAAGGGACCGCACCGTGGTCCCGCCTCGCAGATTTCCAACCTTCGCATCCTTGATGACAAGGCTTCGGTTCCTGTGGGGGCTCCGTCTGTGGCTACCGCCACGGATTATATCCGTTTTGGACGCATCCCCGCCGGATCGAAGATCTGCGCGCCCATGTGCCATCTCTCGACCGATCACAGCGCGGCCATTCCCGGAAAGCTGCAACTCGTGCCGATCGATGGCGTGGGCACTACGCAGGAAATCACCGGCGTCACCGTCCTTTTGGAAAACACCGCGGTTTCCGGCAATGCGGAAACTCCGGTGATCACCTCGGTGCCTGACGTGGCGGATTCGCTCGTGGTCACCAAGGATTCGTGGATCCAATTTGTGCCGACTTCCGATCTCACGATTGCAAGCACGGCCAAATCGATTTGGGCGCGCATTGCATATGCGGCCTTGACCTGATCCGGCCACGCCGGGCCAATCCTTAATCCCGGCGGATGCGTGGCAGCGTGTCCGCCGGGTTTTTCATTTCTGCCGCTGACGCCATGACAAAAACCGACATCGCCAATCTGGCACTGAGCAAGATCGGGGAAACCCTGATCGATGACATTGACGACACCGGAGACCGTCGCGCGCGGCTGGCCAAGCTGCATTACGAGCCGACGCTGCGGGAAATCCTGCGGGCGCATTTCTGGGGCTTTGCGATGAAGGCGGCAAAATGTGATCCCTCGGAGTTGCTGGCGATCTCAATTGACGCGCCGCATCTTCCCGGTGGGAAACAAGTGCTGGTGTATGCCGGGCTTGCTGGCGGCAAGGTGATGTTTTCCACGGATGGGCGGCTTGTGACGGATCTTTCCACGGTCTATCCATGGGCAAGCGCTTTTTGGGATCCGGATGAAGTGCGTTGGGAAGTCTCCCGTGTTGAAAACGCTCTTGGATCATCCTATGTGAATTGGATTTCGAGCGAGGATGTGGACACGCCGCTGGATGTGGTGACATGGAGCGAGGGCGGCGGAGCGGGGGCCGGTGGTGGTTCCTTGTCCGTGGCTGTGGCTTGGCCTGTGACGATGCCGGACGGCTACGACGGATGGCAGAGCGGATGGAAGATCCCGGCGGATTTCATCAAGCTCCGCAAGCTCCTGACGGCGGATGGTGGGCAGATTGAGTATTTCAATCTGCGGCGCATCGGTGGAACGCGGAGCATCGTCTCTCGGGGTTACTCATCGATCACCATGGATTACGTCCAATATGTGGACGATCCAGCGGACTATGATCCGCTTTTCACGGCGGCATTTGTCACGCTTTTGGCTTCGCGCCTGGCGCGGGCGATCAGTGGCAGCGAGAAATTGGAAGGCGATCTGCGGTCCCTGTATGAGTCGGTGGATCTGCCCGCGGCTCGCACGGCTGACGGGTATGATTCCGAAAGCAATGAAAACCGCCCGCTGCGCGAGTTTCTGGATGGTTCCCTGACGGGTGGCCGCGGTGATTTCTTTCCCGATCTCGAATCATGATCTCCAAACAGCAAGTGACGTTTGACGGCGGCGAGTGGTCGCCAACTTTGGACGGCCGCGTGGATCTGGCGAAGTATGC